AATCCTTGTCGTCCGCCTGTTGGTAGGTGGTGCTCCCGTAGATGGACTGGAACGCATCCAGGTAGAACTGCTGGATGTCCGCGAGTCCGGGGACGGTGAGTCCCGCCGCCGTGATTGTCGGTGGAGCGTAGGCCATAAATTCCTGCAAAAGAAAAGGCCCGCCAGTGGCGAGCCGTGAGCGAGCCTGAGTTCTGACTTACTGAGTGACAATGACCGGGATTGTCCCGAACTGCGTCTGCGCAAGACAGGAGAACTTGAACGATCGTGCATGGCTGTCGTACTTCGTTGCCACGTTGCTGACGCCGGTGACGTATGGAGCGGAAAGAATCACGCCCTTAAGGATCGCCACCACGGCGTCGATACTGCGATTCGCTCCGAGGATCGACTGAAACATCGGAGTGCCTGCCGTACGATCCAGAACCCATTCGCTCTGAAAGAACAGGAGCTTCTGATCGATAATCTGAGCGACCGCGTCTGCGTCAGAGATGAAGTCGTTCTGGCCATTGCCGTAGAGTGGTTCCCAGTTGGCGTCGAGTTTTCTGACCGTAATAGATGCCATGTCAGCCCACCACTGGACCTGTCACGCCACCGCCAGCCGTTACGCCGGTGTGGGTGTGTTCCTTGAAATTCACGCCGTCGATCGTTGTCTGATTGTTGCCGCTGATCGTGACCTTCTCGGAGCCGGTCACATTGACCTGGGTCGCCTGAACGTTCACTGTGGGCGCTTTGATCGTGATTTCGCTAGAGCCCAGCTCGATGACCGTGTTGCCATCAAGTGAGCGAAGCTGCGCTTTGCTGGTCGAATAGTTCGACAGCTTCCGTGGCTGCGACCAGCATCCGACGATAAAGAACGCGTCGGTCAGGTCATGCCGACGCAGGTCGATCTGATTCTGCAGCCCACCCGACTGATACCAAGCGTCGATACATGCATCCGCGATGACCAGTAAACCTTCGTCGCCTGGCTGGATCGGCATGGTGAGCACGTACTCACCGCCGCGCGGGAGAACGATGGGGACGTAGGAGATCGGAGGCAGATCGGTTGGAACCGGTACCCGCTGCTTGTTGAGCATCTGCTCGCGGATCGCAGGTAGAACCACAACGGTCTGGGTATCCTCATCGAAGGACTGGACGATCGCGGGCATGGCCACTCGAAGGTCATGATCGAGCAGCTTGAGCGCCAAATGATGCGCTGTCGTAGCACTTCCGAGTCTTTCGTTGAGTGTGATCATTAGTTGAACGAAGAGTTCCCGCTGCCGAGTAGTGCCAGCAGCCCTTGCACGGAGGCCACGCCGAGGACCTCGGAATACCATTGATTGCCGCGTGAATCACCGATGTGTCTCACTCCGGCGACGAGATACACGCCATCCTGATTGAGGATCGAAGCGAACTTCCCGAGCGGCAGAGCCTGCTGTCGGATAACCGCCTGGTCGAGCTTTACTTGCATCAGTGGAAGCCGGATCTGTAAGCGTGGGTCGCCGAGTACTCGGAAGCTCGCGCCGAGTTCGGTCTGCTGCGGGCTTCCGATCAAAGAACGAGTAATATTCGCCTCGTCGCTAGACGGTTGCTGTCCTTCAGCGAGCCGAGGAGCATATATAAGGTCAAGTGTCCCGCTGGAAGCGCCTGGCTTGCCCATCACGAGGCCCTGCGGTGAGTAGAAGCTCACCATATTGTTTTGCTGGGCAATCTGACCGAACAAACGATTCGGTGTTCCGAATACCGTCCGGCCTCTCGGTAGCTGCTGTCCCGTGAATGCTGACGCATCGTCGAGATGCGCGATATTGATGCCCGCAGACTTCGCCGCTTGCTGGACGATGTCCCATTGCGTCGATACCGGGCCGATGGCACAGTTCGTGAAATTGTTTACCACTTCCGGGAGTCCGAGCAGGCAATGCAGCGTCAAGACAAAATCGACGACATCCTGCCGCTCGAATGTGGGCTGGAAGACAGAGCCCCGCCATATCTCGGTGGGTTTACCGTTGGCCTCATAGCCGATCGCCAGAGATACTTGGGCCCCTTGCGTGATGAGTCCTATCGTCGAAGGATCGAGATTGTAGATCGAGATGTGCGCTTCCCAGAGCGCGTGCCCGACGGACATCTCCACATCGAAGACGATTCGCAGAGCCTTGTCGTCATCTGAACCCGTGCTCGTTGAGACATTCAGCAGCGTCTGCTGCTCTCCCTCGCCGGGAGCGGTCAGGACCTGGAGACTCCACACGCGCCCGAACAGCGGAATCGTGGGTGTGGTGCTCATGAAAATCCTTTATGCGGCGGTGTCTCCCCACCAAAGCTCGAACTGGCTGCCCAGTGTCGTGGAGTCGGGGTAATCGATCGTTGCACCATTCGAGATGACATAAGCGCTACCGATCTTCAGGTACCCGAATTGAGCGAGCAAATTTGCCGCTGGCCACAGGCCGGTGAGAAGCGGAACGCATGACAGAAGCAGGTTTCCGTTCGCATCCGAGACGGACATCACCCAATATCCCGCCATCACGTTGAAGCGAATCGAGAGCTGCACGGTCAGGTTGTTGCCGTCCACGTTGAGCGTGATGCTGAACGTCTGGTTAGGACTGTTATCGAGCGGGATTTGCTGTAATGCCATCAGGAACCACCGAAGGGATTGCTGTTCTCGTTCCCTGTGGCAGCACCGAAGGGATTGCTGCTTACGTTCCCCGCCCCGTAGACGCTCGTGGGGATCAGAGTCGTGAATCGCTGCAGGTCGCTACTCGAAATCGGCACCGGCTGCTTCGCCCCGATGCTCGTATTGTCAGAGGTCTGCGGTCGAGCACTCACTGATTGCGTGGTGACCGTGCCAGTGAAAATCTGACTCAGGACGATCGTTGCCTTCAACCCGAAGCGCGTTTCCTTCGTATCCGGGGCATCGATCGACTCGATGAGCATGTTCGTGTACGTGTCCAGGCGCGTGCTCAGGGTCAGTGGTTGCCGCCCCTGCTGCAGCGCGACCAGCATCTGGTAAGCCGAAACGCTCTTGCTGACGTTCGAAGTGAAAACGCCAGCGACGAATGCGTCCATCGCATCTGACATGCCGATCTCCAGGGAGACCTTCGCGGGCATGACAAATGCATGGTCGCTGATGCTCGCACCGCTCTGCACCGGATGCTCCGTCATCCTGAGACGACGGCTGTGCATCACGCGGTAGACCGCATCGAAGACGTACATCTGCGTGCTGGTCGATGAATTGGAGGAGGTCGCCGACTGGTTCGCCGTGGGCCCGTTTATTAGATCATCGACCTGGCTCGTGGTCACGCTTGCACTGGTCGTCAATGCGATCGTCGTCAACGCAGGCTGGGACCACTCGGGAGGACGATAGCCTTTCATTGGTACGAACTCCCTAACATCGCAATGTTTGAGGTGTTCTGGCGACGGCTCGCTGCGCGGATTTGCGCGACGGTCTGGTCAGATACCTGCTTGCCGATCTCTTGCTCGTTATGGTTCGGAGATGCCTGGATGTGATTGGTGATGTGTATCTCGCCGCTCATCATCCGTGACTCGATGCCAGCGATGTAATCCCGTGTCTCTCGCGGCAGATATGAGGTATCGAATCCGCCGTGACGGGCGATGGCCTTATCCAGGTGCCCTTGACCCCAGTTATATGCAGCAAGGATCTCTTCGACGTTGCCGTTGTACTTCTTACCCAGGTCGGCTAGGAGATGCAGGCCGCCTTTGATATTGCCCGAGATGTCCGCTGCATCGACGCCATACTGACTCGCCGTGCCGGGCTCAAGTTGAAAGACGCCCTGCGCACCCTTGCCGCTGGTGTACAGGTGGCCGTCCTTATACTGTTGCTCATGCGACTCGGCCATCGCCACAGCATGCGCGAGAAGGCGACTGATGCCGAACTGCGGAGCCAGAGAATCGATCAGATCGTGGATGTTGCCAGTCTGTCGATTCGGCTCGCCACCGAAGGTCGGCACATAGTAGCCGTGCTCCGGATGTGAAGGATCGATCTTCTGCTTTAGCCAGCCCAGTTCACCACCTGCGATTGCGCCTTGGCTCCCGCCGAAGACCGCGCCGATGCTGCCGCCGATACCGGCTCCTACAACTGTTCCGAGTCCCGGAACCACCGAACCGATGATTCCACCGGCCAGCGCTCCGATCCCGGAGCCTCCAGCGACACCAGCCACACCACCGAGAATGCCACCGCTACCAGCGGTGAAGTCCCGCATGGCAGCATCCAGCTCTGCGGCTGCGTCCTTGAAGTGTCCAGAGAACAGCAGGGCCGACGCGCTCGCCAGATGGGCAAGCATGCGCTCAGCTTCCGTGATCCAGCCGACGAAGGTAGCGAAGCCGTGCGATACGTGATCGAGCGCCGTCAGCAGATGCTCAAAGTTGAAGGTCGTTCCTTCGATCGAGTGATCGCCCGATACGAGACCCACCAGGTTGGTGAAGGCGACTCCGGTCTCCTCCAGCATTCCAGCCACGTCGCCGAGAACCATTTTCGCGTCGTTTAGGACGGGAACGAGGTGCTTGCCGAAGGTAGCCGTGATCTCCGGAAGGTGATCGATGATCCAATCGTTCAGCTTTTCGAGCTTTTGCAGGGCGTCATCGCCGCCGAGGTCCTTAAAGACTTCGGAGACGAGCCCAGGCAGGAAGCCGAACTGAAGCTCATCCTGGAGACGCGAGAACTGGAAGCGTATTTCGCGGATGTTGTAGAGGCCGGGCTCATAGCCCTGGCCCATGACATGAGCCATCCGCTCCTGATCCGAGAGCAGAACGTCAAAGCGACGGTGAAGCTCCGGATTCCACGCGATCTCATCGAGACTGTGCCCGAGGACATCAGTGGCGATCGAGAGCTGCTTCGCAGCCCCGACGCCCATATACATCTTCGTGGCGATGAGCTGGAAGCCGAGATCGGCATCCGCTACCTTGTCCGCGATGCCGAGGAATGCGCCACCGATCGCCGCGAACGCGCCGACCGTGGCTACTTGCCACTTGCCGAGGCTTTCAACGATGTCCTTGGTGCGGCTGACAGCGATGCCTGCCGCATCCGTCAGGGTGGACTTGAACTTCGCGTAACCGGCAGGATCATCCTCGAAGCCGAGCTTTACAAGGTATTCATCGAAGATTCCGGCTTCCATTCGTTCCTACTTCTGCGGTCTAAGGCTGTCCTGCCAGGCGCGGTATATCTCGGTGTTCTCTTCCTTCACGTCGAGATATTCGTGAGCATCGAGCAGTGCCTGGAAGCTGAAGACATCAGTCTCGATATCTCTATGTGTCCACATTCCCGCAGCTACCGGACGCCACAGGAACGGATCTATTCCGCTGTACTGTCGGAAGTCGGGTCCTGGGACATCGCGCTTTTTATTTCGCGTGCCCTCTCGGCGAAAAAATCAGCAAAATTAAAGTCCTTCGCCTCTTTCTTCAGCTTCACCACCGCGTTCAGGTCATGTTCCAAATCCTTCACCGCGAGGGAGCCGTCAGCCTTCAGAATGGGCATCGGGTGCTCACCCTTGTAGCGAGAACACACCGACAGCAGATGCTGATGGATGTTCGCGTGCTCGGCTTCGGACAGGGAGCCCTGCATATCCTTGATCGCGAGCGAAAGAATCCAGGTGCCCGTCTTGGCAGAGAGCCTGCCGATCCGGTACTTGTGCTCGCCGATCTCGATGTCTTTGTACATTTCCATTCGATTACTCCGTTGTCAGGCTTGAGACCTTGAGAACCCAGCTCACCATCGCGGACTGTGCGCCGTAGGGCGTGTCGGGGATCTTGCTGGGAGCGATTCCCTGCATGGTGTGGACTCTGCCGCCGTTGGGATCAATCACCAGGGCGTTGGCGGTCGCGTAGTCCGACAGATCACCAGCTTCTGCGGCCAGAACACAGTCATTGTGCCAGTTGATCAGGAACGCGTTGAGCGCCGAAATCTGCTGCGTCTGAACGGTGAGCGTCGCGTTCTTGCCGGGGATGAAGTTGTTGATCGTCGCGCCGTCCGGGGTGACTTCCTGAGCGGTGTGGTCGACCAGCGGAGCGATGGTGATGCCGCCATTCGCCTCTTCGCCGTTCGACAGGAATTGCCCTGCGATCGCGTGCACGAAGGAGAACTGGATGGAGGCAAAGCTGTAATTGAACATGTGTTACTCCTTAGACCTGAACCGTGACGCCGATCGAGATCGACTGGATGCCGTTGGCGGTGATGACGGAGACGGTGACCGGCATGCCTTTACGCGCCTGCTGATCGCCTGCGCGCTGCGTTGCAAAGCTCTGCGCCTGAATCAGGTAGCCCTTCAGGAGCGACGTTCCGGCGGTGAGCTTGCCGACGGTGTTGCCCGTCCATACGCCCGGAGAGAGGAAGCCTCTGGTTCCAGAGGCGGCACATGCCTGATCGATTACATTGAGAATCAGTGCTTCGCCTGGATCGTTCTGCGGGACCGCATTCAGACCGACGAAAAGATTCATCACGTTTGTCTGTATTTGTGACAGCAGAACGTCCAAACCGATCACAATGTCGAGGAACTGGCCGCTTGCTACCGTGCCTTGTTCGAGGATGGTGAAGCCGTTGCCGCGAAGCACATAGACGTTTGCGTTCAGGGCTTCGAGCGACGAAACCACGCTCTGCTCTATGGGCTCCGCAGCGATGCCGGGCAGCGACTTGAACTTCATGATGAAATTCGAGGCCGGGAGACCGGTGTTCAGGCCCATTGCACGGCCCATATCTGCTGCGGCGACGTAAGCGTTATTCAGGAATTCGCCGGACTGGGTTGTGCTCGCATGGCCGAAGGAGCGTCCGATGGCCTGGGTCTTAAGCTGAGCGAAAATGCTGTCAGCAGCGGCAGAGGTGTCCTGGCTACCATAGAAGTGGATCGTCTGAGGCGATGCCGACTGGACGTAGGCCGCGATGGCCTCGTTGTCGGTGTCGGTTGACCCGCACACCATGACTGCATACCAGTTCGCGTCCGCCAGACGGCAAGCAACAACCGCCTGGAGCGGAGTCTCGCCAACGGCGGTGATGTTCAGTTCCGCGCCGGAACCTGTGCCACCCGTGAGCGCCACGCCGGTAGCAACGGCGTAGCCGGTGCCCTGGGTAAGAAGCTGCAGAGTGCTGATCGCGCCTTCCGCACCGATCGCGGTGACCTTGAAGGTTGCGAGAATGCCTGCGCCGCCAGCGGTGAGGATGTCTCCCACCACATATCCGGTACCTTCTACGCTCGGATCGATGACAGCAGTCAGGATCGCGGTTGGGTCCTGCGCACCGACGTACACTGCCGGAGCCGTGGGCGTCGGGCTGAAGTACAACTGCACCGCGAGAAACTCGGGATCGCTGATCAAGAAGCCGTCGCTGAGCATCGCGCTCGTCGAGGCGTACTGGCGGATGCGCGAGTTCGATCCCGTGGTGGGGATACGACCGCTACTGCCGATGACCAAACCCGCGTTGAAGGAGGGGGCGGAGATCGCGCCCGCTTCAATGACGGATGAGACATCGACAATCGGATTCAGAGACAGAGAGTTGGACATGAAACCTCACGTAGAAATGCGAAAGGCTCCGCGCGGGGAGCCGTTGGAAAGCTGTTTGGGAAGCGTTACGGAGTTACGGTGATCTCTCTGACCGGCTGAGACACGGATGTGTCCTCGGTGTAGAGATCGATCTTTAGAGAGCCGATCGCTGGAACTGTAGTCGTCTCGGTGATCAATTCGTTGAATCGAGCCGAGAAATCTGATCGTTCCCACCATTGCCCTTCGAACAGCTCAGGCATGCGGCGGGGATCGGCAACGTCGAGCACAATGGCTAGATTCGAGGACGCCAGTGATGTCTGGGTCCAATCCATGAGCAGTGCGGACTTGATCAGCGTGGCGCGGTCGAGGCTGTTTGGGCCGTAGAGCAGGAAGTCGATCTTCCAGACTCGGAGATATGTGACGGTCTCTGTTAGGGAGCTATCAACAGGATTCTTCTGACTGCGATCCCGCGACCGATTCACTCGATCATCCGAAATCGTTGCCTTGAGGAAGGCCACGTCGTCGGTGATTTCCCACCCCGGTGCGCCGCCGGTTGGCCATGAGACTCGAACCGCAGAGTTTGGATCGGTGTCCTTGCCCAAGATGGCCGTCGTCAGGAGCTGAAATGCGTTCTCGGTCCGCGTCTGCGTGAGCGCGGTGCTGGTGAGAACCTGACCATTTGGGAACGTCGTCGAACTCATCAGGAACCCTTTATGCGCACGGCAAACGCCTTGAAAAATCCGTTATCGCTCCAGTTCCAAACCTTTGCCACGCGATACTGCACACCGTGGTGGATGAGGATGTCGCTAAGGCCTTCGTCGCTTCCGGTCCGCGTCTCGTACATCGGGGATACCGACCAGAACACTCGTGCGCCAGTGACGCGATCGCCTTCAGGGACCTGCGCCAGTGTCTTCGCATCAGCCATCTGAACCGAGCCGTAGAGTGGCACCGGGGTCGCTGTGCTGACGAATCGTCCAGCTTGGAAGCTGCCTGCGGAGCGCTG